GGGCACGACTCTTCCCGCCTGGGTAACGTAAAGGTGTTTTCAGGGATTTCAAAGTCTGGGGCATGGTACTTTAGGTATTCACGAAAGATCATTTTCATTTCACGCTCTGTCATTCCACAATGATCAGCAGCATGGGGAAGGTTCATTGTAGCACGAAACAGTGCTTCGTTTGCTTCCTTTACATTTTCAGGAGTTGTCTTAATCATAAGAATCTAACCTCATTAACATACCCTGCTTCTAAGGCAGTCTCAATCATTCGATCAGAATAACTACCCGCTTTTGGTGGAGCAGAAAAATAAATTACATAGTATGCATCAGGGTATTTAATTTTCAGTAATGCTCCGTTAGCAATTGCTTTCTTTACATTATCTGTACGCTCTGCACCTGGACGTTTCTTGCCACCTTTCTTACCACCCTTTGCTTCTACCCACTCAGTTCTATCTGGATAGTCTGCGATGTAATCTAGTTCGATACCAATGTCTTTGACATTATAATCTTTACCTACAATAACACCTTGACGAGCTTTCAAATCTTGCTCAACCAGAGATTCAAACTCGTTACCAGACTTTTTACTTTCTGCTTGGAAGTTTCTAATAATCATCGGAATTCACAGTTCATCATAATTTCAGTAAGACATGCTAACAGGTTGATCTCCTGGTCGGCAACAAAAGCAATCTGATACTGATACTTTGCCAGAACCAGGACTGCTTCGGGAATAGAATTTGGTTTCAGATTTACATAGAGAATATCATAAATTTTTCTCATCACAATATGAGGATCGTTGTTAATGTTTTCAACAACCCACTTCTTTACGTTAGTAAACTCCTTGTTCTTCAAAGAAGAAAGGAGAACGTCAACTGTAATGTCAGCAACATCAACCAAGATAGATGAATTGATGGAACCAGTAGCAGCATGACGTTGACACTCGTTAATGAGACGACGCCAATCAGGATAGTAACGCTTGACGAGCTTAGCAAGAACTTTGTCTTCAAACGTAACATCGAGTTCAGTAAGGATACCACGAATACGTTCAAAAAACTCACCTTGGAGTTGTACTGCTTGTGCAGGTTTGATCCTGAAGTCCACGACAGTGCAACGTGAGTGTAGCGGTTCGATGATCTTATTGATGAAGTTGCAGGTGAAGATAAATCTACAGTTGCTGTGATACTCCTCTACTGCTGCTCTAAGAGACAGTTGCACGTCGTTAGTGGTATTATCTGCCTCATCGATAATGACCACCTTGTGGGGTGCTCCAGAGGTCAATGAGACAGTTGTAGCAAACTGCTTGACCCTGTTTCTCACTGTGTCCAAAAAACGTCCTTCATCAGATCCATTGATCACGATGTAGGAAGCCCCTAGTTGCTCGCACATTGCTTTAGCAACAGTTGTCTTACCAACACCAGCAGTGCCAGTAAGAAGGAGATTTGGGATCTCTCCTTGCTCAAGGAATCCATTAAAAGATTCTTTGATATGTGATGGGAGAATACAGTCTTCAATCGTTTTAGGACGGTACTGCTCAACCCAAAGAAAATCAGTCATGATATAAAAGTAAAATTTGTATTGATCAGAATGCGATTCCGATACTTCACAGGTGAGTGACCTGTATGATATTGGTCACCATCAAAAATTATTAGGCGATTTTTCTTAGGAGAAACTCGTTTCTTTATTGTAAACTCTCCACAGTCTTCTTTTTCATTATAGATTAAAGTATCTCCATCCGAGTTGTTGACATAATAAATGCAAGTGACGTGAGGAATACTAAAATCTGTGTGTGGAGTATGAAGCACATTGGCAGGATGGTGTAAAGTCATATCAAGTCTGCACCTAATAAGACCACGGGTTCCAATCTCATCCATGAGTTGATGAATGAATGGCATCATCATATTAGATAGAGGAGTGTCTATCATACCCATCTCATAACTCCAGATATTATAGGAGAAAGAATATGAAGGTGGTTTGTCTAAAATTTCTGATACCTCGCCGTCCGTGGAATCACACATGTAGAACCATGGTTGATCGTGAGAACCAATCTTCTGTTCCAAAAGATCAGCATAACTTGGAGTCAAGAAATTATCAAGAATACGAATCAAGGTTCGAGTGCGATGTAGTACATAAGATCAATTGATTTATTCTTCCATTCGGTAATCAAGTGCTTAGAGATCTTGACATTATAGTCACCATTCATAAGACGAATGTTTTCCATTTTCATAAACACCGCATACTCTCCAGTACATTGACCTGGAACAGTCACAGAAAATGTATTGCTAGTTTCGTTCTCTTTGTCATTAAGACTTAGAGTTACAAAACCATCTCCTCTAGACTCGAACTTCACATCATTGATGTCATACACAGCAGATGCTTTCTGCATTGCAAGAATATCTTCTTGAGTCAATGCGAATTCCATATCAGCACCAGGGAAACGAACGTCTCTCTCTGGTGCTGCTTTCAAAGTAATTTCTGGATTGGAGAAATAATACTTCGCACTACGACTACCAGACTTGATAGTCACGTACTCATTGTTGCCAAAAACTAAAATAGGATTAACAAAAAGAGATATACCAGTAAGGAACTGGTTTAGATCATAGATACCAAAAGATTGTGGGAACGATTCTACAGCATTAAACTGAGCGACTACGTTCTCACCAACACTAATGGTCTTCAATTTGTTACCTTCACGAATCAAAATTGAACTATTAATGGTGGAGAAGTTTTTCAACACCGACATAGTTTCAGGTGAAATAGTAACGTTACTCATCGATTATAAGGTTCAGTAGTAGGTGTTTTGTAATGGTCGTCGAAGTGGAGTAGAAGCATGGCGTAATGAATAACCTTCATAAGGTCTTTCTTGTTTTTGCCATCCTTAGATCCATAGCGACTACCATACTTGAGGATGTTTGCTTGACAAAAGGCAGAAGCAAGATCTTTGACTGCCATCAGATCGATGGTTTGTATGTCTTTGTAGTTTCCAGGTTCTGTTGCAGTGTAGTGACTACGGTAAGTAGCACTCACATACTCCCTAATGTCTTTTAGAATTTGCTCCTCGTCATAGCGAAATAGATAACTCACGGGTTCACTCATACTTTAATTATCCCAAATGTGTTTGAGGTCATCATGATAGCACTCTTTTATCGTTCCGTCAAGTCTTCGGACAAAGAGTTTCATGTTATGTCCACCGATAATGCGGACAGTCTCGCCATTGTTTAACATTGCAAGACTGCCGACATACCCATGGAATTCAGGTTTATTCTTCTGTTGCTTTTTCATCGATTGCCTCGTAGAAGGACATGAATGATTCTTTTGTTTCATCATCAAAACGGTTAGTACAAACTTCAATTGCTTTGGAACGCTTACCGAAAATACTGTAAGCACGGATAATGTGGACTAGGCGACGTGTAGAAATAATCTCATCTACACCACCCTCTTTGAAAGTACGACGAATTTGGTCTGCCCAAAAAGAAAGTTTTTGACAGAACTCACGATCCTCAATACCTAGATCAAGAGAAATACCTTCAAGGATACGTTGTTCAATAGTAGGGGTTGGATACGCTTGCTCGAAGGTCAAAGCGAAACGCTCAAGGAATGCTTCATTGAGCACGTTAGTACCGATAAAGCGACCATCATCAGAACCCTTACCCTTGGTATTGGCAGTTGCCACAATTGTAAAACCAGGAGCAGGTTGGACATAGCGACCAGTCTTCTTAAGGAAGACACCCTTACCTTCAAGGATAGATTGGAGACATAGGATCTTGTTAGATGCCAAGTCTACCTCGTCTAAAAGCAACACAGCTCCCCGCTCCAGAGCTTCGATGACTGGACCATTGTGCCACACAGTGTTGCCATCAACAAGACGGAAACCACCAATAAGATCATCCTCGTCGGTTTCAATGGTAATGTTTACCCGAATAAGTTCTCTATTTAGTACAGAACATGCCTGTTCTACCGATAGAGTTTTGCCATTACCAGACATCCCAGTGATGAAAATTGGATAGAAGATTCCAGAATTGATAATCTTTTTTACATCAGTGAAGTTACCGAACGGGACAAAGGTATGATCCTTAGCGGGAATGAGATTCATTTCTTCCCGATCGACAACAGGAATAGCAGAAGGTGCCTGATATGTATGCTCCAGTTGTTCGGCAGTCAAAGACCAACGTCCATGACCTACCTTGTATTGCTCAAGACGTTTGCAGATAGTGGGGTAAGAAACTCCCTCACGTTCTGCTGCAGCACGAACAGCATCAGCACCAAAATCATTACCATAGTTTTCGGAAAAGAACTTGTGTAGTTGAATCATGTCGATGTTGGAAGAGCGTGTCATAGTTGGTTTGTATCGATGTGAATAGTATAGGGCAGAGTGGGGCAGAGTCAGGGGCAGAGTGGACGGTTTGTCAACTGACCAAGGTTGCAAAGGAGGAGAGAATCTTCTTGTTGGTTCTCTTGGTCTTCATCATAGCACGAAATGCTTTAGCAACGTCTCTGTCGGTTAAAGATTCTTCAATATTAAATTCAGTATTCTGATCCAGTTTAGAATGAGCCATTACATACAAGGAATCAAACGCAAACTTAGTGACTTCATATGCTTTATTTTTACGCCATAGTTTCATTCCAGCAGAATACTCAGGAGAATCCCAAGTACTAACACCCAAAGAACCACGTAGAAGATGACCAAAGTCACTACCAGACATAATTCGGAAACCAATAAGATTAACTTCGGGGAAACAATCTTTCAAATTTTGCAGCAAGACGTTGGTCACACAACCTTTATAAGTGTCATCAAAGTTTTTATACACATTACCAGTTTTACGACAGCGAAGAGCATGACGTTCGCACACGTTATTATGGCCAAGGTAATGATTGTCACCACCATACCTACGACTAACATCTACTCGGTAAGAAATACCTGCACTTTCTCCGTCAGTAAGAATAACAGTATTTACTTTCTCTACACCATTTTTCTTTTTGAACTGAGGAATTATTTCATGAAGACAAACAATAGACTCATTAAGAGGAGTTCCAGAAAGAGAAAGCCCAGGAGGAACAATTAAGTCGCTCCAGTTACGACGATCAGCATTGTATGCCAAGCGATACAGATTCAAACAGTCAACCTCAAAGTTTTTCGTTGTAGTGTCTGAAGTAAGAAGGTTAAGAAGAGAGAACCTTTTATGAATATCAAGATGTCCATCTTTAGCAACACACTTAGGAGCAAGCTCTTCTTCAGGATCAACCTCATCATCATCTCTCCACAGAATACTCTCATGCCACTCATACGTAAAAGCATACACATCAAATGGAATGTGGACCTTACGACAGAACCAAGCAAGATTCAAAAGTTGCTCGATTGTAGATTGCATACAATTACTCATTGAACCAGACCAATCAAGAATAAAAATCAATCCATGATTTTTACCTTCAGGAATAACAGATACTTTCTTGAAAATGTCATCATTGTATTTGTAACTGTGCAGCATCTTAGTGTCCAGGACTCCAGTTTTTGAAGTAGATGCTCTGGAATATGCAGCAGCAGACTTCCTCATCTCAAATTCTTTAACAAGATAGTTAACTTCTTTCTGAGCATCTTTACGATACTGCTTGTACTGAGAATCAACTTTTTCAAAGGGACTTCCGAAGTGCTTAATACGCAGCTCCTCATAAACATCATACGTACTGGTAATGTGATCACGAAGAGCATGGTTAGAAACAACGACTCGATCAATATTAATCTTAGGAATTTCAACGTATTCAGTTTCACTCATCCAAGATTTTGTTTGAGCAAGTTCTTCCAGAGACTCATCAAAGGAACGTTGAGTTTCAGAAATTTCTTCATCAGGACCACCACCTTGGTTACCATCACAAACATTATCACCATCTTCTGCCATATCGGAGTAATCATTTTCTCCGTCTTCATCAACGTCACCATTGTCAGAATTATCTCCACCATTAAGAGTTCCATTAGGAACACCTTCCTGATTTTTAGAAGACTCTTCCTCAGGTGCTTTTGATTTCAAGTGCTTGACAATTTCCTCAGAAATAAAAAGCACGTCAGCAAAAGTTTCAGCAGATTCTACATCAGTGATAATACTCTGTTCCCATTCATCAAAGAAAGGGATCTTAACATAGATTCCAACTTTGAAGTGTAGGTTGACACGATCAATGAAAGACATATCCATCATATCAGCATCTTGAATGTCAAAGAAATCTTGATCATTCAGTTCCTGATAACCTTTGTAAAAAGTCTTAGCAAGACCAGCGTACTTACGCTTCATCAGTTTTTCGATCCGAGCATCTTCAATCACGTTCACATAATCAGGAGGCACAGGAACGCTTGTAGAGCGTCTCCAGTCTTCTGAAGGAGTAAAGAGAGCATGACCCACTTCATGACCCACCAGAAGGTCATAGACAGTCCCTGAGGCATCCCAAATAGGGAGTACCAACACACGATTCACAACATCAAAAGATGCAGTAGAAACTTTCTTGTGCTCAATGACAAGATTCTCAGTTGCCAGCAGACGGGCAAGAGTACCTTTGACTTGATGATCAACCATGTGCTTCGTTTGAACTGAAGGTATTATAAGCCATAAAAAAGGAGGGTCCTACCCCTCCTCGGCCAGTTCATTAACTGACTCCTTCATGATACTAAAGTTCTTGACCTTCTCACATTTCCAAGTTGCATGGAATTTATCATCCATTGATTCTTTATGACTGATAATAAACACGTTAGTATTTTTATCAAAGTTACGAAGAATCCAACCAAGATCAGACGAACCTTCTGTGTCTAAAGACCCATCAAAAATTTCATCTAGAATGAGGAGGTTAGTATCCACACTATTCTTGAGCTTAGCAATAGAACGCCAAGTAAGCAACAGAGCGATATCAATACGAGATTTTTCTCCTTCCGAGAAAGATTCGTAAGAAAAAATATCCCTATGTCTTGATTTAATAGTCTCTTCAAAATTTTCATTTAATGTAAAATTAACGTAGAAATCCATGTTTGATAGATATTCATTGATGAGTTTATTCATCACTGGTAAATATCTTTTGATAATTCTAGTCTTAATACCATTGTCCTTAAGAAGCATCGCTGCTGCCTGCAGACATTCTCGTTCTTGTTTTACAAAGACTAGATGTTCTTTTGCTGATTTTAATTCAGATTCATATTCTTCAAGTTTAGAATATGCTTCGGTTTCTTTACCTTTTGTTTTTGTAAGAGATTCCACTTCTTGTTTGGTCTCATCAATCTGCCGCTGAATCCTGCTAATTGTAGTGTTAGCAAAAGAAATCTTAGAGCTGTAATCATTGATACTAGTAGACAGTTCAGTAAATGTTTTGTTCCTTTCTTCTTCTTCAGAAATAGCAGTTTCGATCTCTTCAGATCCTTTATTAAGTTCTTTGATAGCATTCATGATTGAAGAGAGTCTATCTTCCTTAACATGATCATCAATAGATTGACCACAGGTTGGACAACTTTCATTCTCTGTAAAGAACTTATGTTCTTTTTCATGAGTTGAATACTTCTGTTGAATTTTACCTTTAAAGGTATTAAGTGTCTTTAGTTTTTTTGCTGCACCTGCAAACTGGGTGACTTCACTACTAAGATGGGTGATCTCTTTAGTGAACTCTTCAATGTTACTGCTTTGAATCCCTTGCTCGGTAGACAACTCGGTAATCTTGTTTTCTTTAGATACAACCAGATCTTCGGTTTTCTTTTGGAGATCATTGATAAAACTCTTTTGCATTTCTATTTTTTGATCGAGAGTATCAATTTGATAATCACGATCTTTTAAATCTTCCATAATAGATTTAACTTTCTCTTTGAGATTAACATTCATCGTAGAGAAAATTTGAATATCAAGGATGTCTTCAATAATTTCTCTACGTGATGCCAAAGGCAATCTCATAAAAGGAATAAAATTTGAAGATCCGAGAACTACAATCTGTGTGAAAGATTTATAATTCATCTTAAGAATGTTTTGTTCCAACTGCTTCTGTTGGTCTATAGCAGATGATTCCTGATTCCAGAGTTGATTGTTGCAATAGATTTCAAACTTTGCAGGTTTGATACCACGAATAATTTTGTAATCATTCTTGCCAATAGAAAACTCAGTCTCAGAAATGCAATCCTTTTCATTGATACTATTGACTAGTTTCGGTTTATTAATCTTTCGATATGGTTTACCAAACAATGAGAAAGTTAGAGCATCTAGAATGGTAGACTTTCCAGCACCGTTCTTTCCAACAATCAGATTAGTTTTGTTCTTAGTCAAATCAACTTCAATGAACTGATTGCCTGTAGACAAAAAATTCTTCCATCGGATTTTTTTAAAAATAATCATTTAGTCTTCAAGGTCTTTTGGTGGTACTAAGAAATCATCAACGCCAATGATAGCGTATTTTTGTTGGCGTGACTCACATGCTGTGACAATTACTTCACCGTCCACTTCAACAATTTGAAGTTTGGGGTGCTTTGTGTATTCATCCATCTGCAAGTTATATCGTTCTACGTCATCTTCACATTCAAAGATAGGAATAATCTGCTCGCCCTCATCACTGATGATTGAGAACACGCCTTGGTCATCTCCTTGTAATGTGAGTATAAACATTAAACTGTTTCACAACTTTCAATATATAGGGATCGCATAATATTTTTGAGTTCGGTTTTACTTACCTTCATTTCAACTTCATCAATGTATTCATTGAGTAGTGAAAGAGTATCAGTAACTTCAAGATTGATGTCCACATCTGTAGTGTCATCTTCAACCAATGTCTCAATAATTTTTAAATCCAAAACTGATACGTTATGCAGATCATCTACAAGTTTATCAAACTGTTGGAAGTCTGTCTTCTCTTCGACAATCAACTTAACGTATGTATTCCTAAAGACATCAATATCGATGTCCATTGGTTTGGTATCATCGTAGTAGATTTTTTTAAAAATCTCATAAGGATTCTTTACAAACCCCAGTGTATTCTTTGTAGGTTCGTAAAGATGAAATCCACGAACTTCCTTATAATCATTCCAAAACATCTGGTACGGGTTACCCAAATATGTAATGTTTCCAATAGATGATTTGTGATGAAAGTGTCCAGAAAAAACCTGACGAAATTTAAAGAAGATGTCAGGATTCATACCACCTTCATGAATCATACCTGGAGTAACTTCAAATCCATCAAGTTCCAGATGACCCATAGCAATATGTGCTTTGGTCTGATCAATCATAGCCATGGTTTTATCATGGTTTTCTACATTGATCCATGGCAACATAAGAATTTTTTCACCTTCGATCTTAACTTCAGTGGGTTCTGTGTAAACAGTAATGTTGTCATAGTCCTCAAGGAGGAGTTCTGGTGAGTTAATCTCGTTAGTGTTTTTGTAGTACACACAGTGATTTCCAACAATCATGTGTACATGGATGTTCATTTCAGAAAGACGATCAAAATAGTTTTTACGAATACGTGACCATACATTATAGTCAATTGTTTTTCGATTGTCAAATGTATCTCCAAGATCAATGACAGTCTTAATCTTATACTTCTCTAGATTAGGGAAGAAGATATCATCGTAAAATTTTTGAAAAAATTCCCAAAACTGAATGCTACCTTTACGACCATCTAAATGCTGATCCGTAATTAGTGCAACTGTCATTCGTCAATGCCATCTGGTGGCAGTGTACCATGAAGAAGGTACTCTACCGTTTCAATACAACCAGACAACCGATCAAGTTCTTCTATAGTACGACCATATTCAATATTAATATTTTCCAGTTCCAAAAGTCTTGCTTTCAGTTCTGTGCGTTTTTTAGTAAAATTTTCAAGCAGTTGCTCGTACTTTTCATTTTGGTTCAAAGTTTACCTCCTACAATACCGTTGTTTACAATTCTAGTATAGTCCCCAAGTGTACCATCTTGCAGACATTTGAGATGCCAACGAGTAGTTATGGTCACACCTTCTTTAGTGCCTCCAGTAAGAAAGTTAGCACCAAGAATAGGTTCTTTCAAGACACTAGTATAAAGACCGTAACGTGTCTCTTTTATATAGAACGCATCGTCAATCCATTCTACATCATCAGGGATGTTTTTCTCAATCGTTGGGTTCGATCCCAGAGACTCCTGAAGAGTCGGTATCCTCTGTTCCGTTGGTGTCTTGTCCATTTTTATTAAATCCAAAGGGTCCTACTTTGTTCTTTGCTCTGTCTTTCATAACAGCACCAGTAAGTGCTTCCATAATTTTAAGAACATCCTCTGCCTTAGTGGGTCCAGGACCCATACGTTCTACTACATAATTGTACTTCTGAAAGAATTCATCCGAAATTAATTTGTAGTCTTCAACTGTAATTGCTTGATCTTTCATCGGTGCATTTTAGTTTCAATATTTTCTTTGATACTATTATTATCAGCATAACTAGAATTCATACCAATCATACCAGATCCATAGTCGTCTGTGTGCATTACCTGATCATAACCAGACTTCTCTAAGATCTTATTTTTAATTTCTAGTTGTTTCTTTTCTTTTTGAATCCTACGTAAGAAAGCATACCAAATAATCTGAGTGAAGTAAGCAAAAGGATTTTGCGATTTCTCTGGATTAAAGTTATCAATATACTGCAGACAGTTCTCAATGCCGTCACAGATCATGTCCTCTCGGAACATGTAGTTGACAAAGTTTGGTTTGTATGATAGGTGTGTAGCGATCTTCAAGAAGCACTCCCCAATATAGTTTGGGACTCGGGGACGAGGAGCACTATCTGCTTCTGCTTTTTTCACCAGAGTCTTGTACTCTATGAGTGCTGCAAGAAACTCTTTGTTGTTAACGTAATACTCTTTGTTCTTTGTCCTTGGCATGAGGCATTGGTTTGTTTCTAATCACACATACATTATAGCGTACATTCCTCAAATAGTCAAGGGGGGTTGACAAATCCTCAGAAACCGAGTAGGATGACTCTGTTAGGGTTCAAGAGACATACTAGCTTTTATTAAATAGATTTTCTAAGTACCTCTTAGTTTCTTTAACAGACCCTAAGTAACCCATCTTACTACTTAATTGTTTAGGTTTAATATTGGTTTCATCTGAATCAATTATGTCTTCTTTATTAAGATTTTTTAGATAAAAGGATTCAATTTTCTTATCCAGTTCACTCATAGTAATAATTTGATCCATCTTAATAATGTACATCTCATCATAACTAGATTTAATCCAATCTTTTAAAATAAATGCTTCCTGTTGATTTCTTCCTTTAATAGTTTCTACAACCCTAGGATGATCTAATAAAAGAGAATCTTCATCTGGTAAGGTACATACCTTAGCGATGATTTCTTCTCCAGATGCTAGTTTGATTGTAGAATAAAATTCTTGTATGTCTTCCATATTATTTTAGATCTACTTTTATTGTTTCGTATTTAAAATTTTCTTCCTCATAAATTTTCATTCTCTCGACTAAATGGTTTAATGTATAATTTTGACGATTACCTACAGTAATATCATCAGCAATATCATAGAGAGTAGCAAGTTCTTTACCCTCTTTCTTTCTTAAAACTCTACCAATGGACTGTAGATTTCTTACTCTAGATTTTGAAGGCGATGCAAATATAATATTATGCAGACTTTTTATATTGATGCCTGTTGAAAATGTACCATAAGAAGCTATAATAATTGCGTTATCCTGTTCCTCAGTAATTGCACGTACTTCTTCTCTGTCCTCTGTATCAGTAGAACCATGTACAAAGAATACTTCTCTGTCTGCTCCTACAACAGTATTTATGAGATCATACAATGGTTCTCCATGCTTTTCTACATAATTAAAAAGCACTAGACTGTTTCCATCTAGATCACATACTAAATTTTTAATTAGATTGTTACGTTTTTGGTTAGTTACAATGTACTCCATCTCAGAATGATAGTCTTCAAAATACTGAGGTTCATGCTTACAGACTAAGATTTTAATTCTAAATTTAGACAGGTGTCCTTGTTTGATTAGGGTATCTGTTCTAGTAACGTTCTCACAGGCACCGAAGAGACCCTCCAGCACCCACTTGTGAGTCTTACTACCATCTAGAGTACCTGTGAACCCAAAGCGGTACTTAGCGTTGTGTAGCTTGGTCATGATGCCTGTCAAACTCTTTGACTTAAACAGGTGAGCTTCATCACCAATGACACAATCAATGTCATCAAAGTAACGTTTAGGAAATTTGTAAATAGATTGCCATGTAGAAATAATTACAGGTTTATCTGTAGACTTATCTTTACCTGAATAAATGGTGTGACAAAAGTCATCAGCATTCCATCCATAGTCTTTAAAATCTTTTACCATCTGTTCTACTAGAGATGTAGTAGGAACAATCAATAGTATTTTTTTATTTGCAGCAGTATAGTACCTCACAATACTGTAAATCATTAGAGATTTACCAGAACCTGTAGGTGACAAGAACAATCCTCTGTTGTTCTTCAGTGCTTTATACACTGTCATGTATTGGTAATCTCTAGGTTTGTACTTAGAGATGTAATTCATATAATCAGCAACACCTTTGGGGGAGACGAACTTATTAGGTTCTTCTACATCTCCATACCAATCATTCTTAACATACTGAAGAGCATACTCTCTTTCCTTACACCATTCTTTAAGGTGTGGTAAAAGACCCCCATACAATTCACCTGTGCCAGGAGAATACAAATGGATAGTTCCATCCCAATAACGATATCTAGGATTCTTTTTTAAAAATTTTGCTTCTGGAACTTCAAAAGCAAAATAGTCAGACAACTCACGATGTATATGAGGTTCTGCTTGAATTTGAAAATATACTTCGTTCTTTTTACGAATTACCAGTCTGGACATTACTTGTCACCGTTAATAAATTTTTCCCATTCAATTGCATTCTTTACGTGATAATTACGTTGAGCAATCATTCTCAGAACTTGATCAAGATAATACATCATCTGTTCAATATATTTAATCTTACCTTCTATGTTAATAATATCTTCATCTGATTCCATGTAGACTTTCATTTTTTCTGCAGTCTTGATATACGAACCAAAAGGTTTGGCAGCATAAATTTTTGCTTCTGCTTCACCACCATAGTATTCTCTTTTTTCTCTAACTAATTTGCGTACTTCAAATTCTAGAGAAGTTTTAATTTGTGTAAGATCTGTGTAGTGATTGAGATACTTGTTGTGCTGGAAAGGAATCTCCAAGGACAACTTTGCTAGATCTTCTGAGTAAGATTTATTTTTAAATTCAAAGTCAATTTCAGTATCTTTTGACCACTCCTGTTTAATGTGTTCAAAAGTTTTAACGAGGGTTTCAAATTTCATACTTTAAAGTTTTGATCACGTATAGTAAAATTGGAAAATTTAAATGTAGCCGAAGCAGTAATATAATCTACATCTGTAGCAGTAGCATCAAAATCTAGTTGCGTTAATGATACTGGAAATAAATTTTCAAAGTCAATAATATGATTGACATTGTATTGAGATGTAAGTATTAACAAACGACCACTAGAGTATTGTGGTTCCATTGTAGGCATGTGCTCTTCCGAAGCACCATTTTGCCTGATCCACTTGTGAATTGATTTGTAGTTAATTAATTGTTCATCGATTATAAAAGAAACTGTAAAGTCTCCATAAGAAACACCACCACCAGCTACGATATTGAAACTACGGAATCTGGTAGGAACCTCGGTAGAAGGAACTGTGATGTCTGGGAGACTTGTAGATTGACACAAGAAATCTACAGAGGGAAACAACTCAAGATCTAACTTAAAACCTGATGGAATAAGATAGTTCCTGTTTTCTAGTTGCTCTTCATACCACTGTGCTGTCATGTCAGCTTCCCAAGCTACTAACTATTTAGCGGTATCGTATAGTCTCTAGATACTCAAGAACGTTGTCTCTAACCCACATAAGTTCGTGATAGCATTCTTGATTATGAGCACATCCTCTTAACTTAGGATCTGGTTTGTGAACACTTTCGATGAAGAGATCTAAACCTCTATTCCATTTTTCTTTATCAATCATTTTTTTTCTTGTGGTTGTATTCGATTACAATTTTTTCGTGAGTTGTTTTTTTATCAGTACAGATGTAGTGTGTTAATTCTCCATCTAAAACATTACGAACGTTTTCGAGTTGCCATGCAACAATATATTTTTTAAATCCTTCATCCATCCAACTTTTATTGGATCCTGGTGTATTAAAGTCCTTCATAAATCAAGCTCGAGTTGTAGTTTTTTTTCTTCCTCTATTCTATTGTGCTCTGCCCACATTGCAGCAACCATATCATGTTCATGAACAACACCAATATGTTGTGGTGGTTGCGCTTGCCACTTATCGATTGCCTCTTGTGTAGGAACAGCAATTCGGAAAGGAATATTTTCCTCAACAAACTCCTCATTCATATCGATATATGTTTGAGGAGTGATATTAATTTTTTTCATTTAATGAACTGTCAAGTGTATCGAGAAGTTCATCAAAAGAATTTATACTTTCAATATCAGTAAGTAGTTTAGCAATTTGTGTGCAAACTAGTGGACGTTCTTGTCTAGCAGCAAATGCTAGGGCATTACGTAATGATGAGGTTGCCTCCTCAAGTGATTTTTCAACTGAACTGGATAATGCCATAATAAATTCCTAATTTGTATGTATATATGAAACATGACCACATCAAATCCAATCAGGTTTACGATGTGGCAGTCTTAGGTAGTTGTCAGATACCCATGGTTTAGATGCAATGTACATCTTATAAGCATCGATAGTAGAAATACTATCATCCCACTTATACTCCTCTGGCATTGCACGAACAAAAGGAGTGTGATCGCCCCATGCTACATAAGGAATAATTTCATCAGCAGCAATGAGAGTCTTGAAGCAACTATGGCATTTACCATATCGAGTGAAATACTCTTCACATAATGCAATACCATGAGTAAGCAACCATCTAGCGTTTGACCTAGTTTCGTTTGCCCAGATAGTGCAAGGGTGATTACGGAACGCTCCCTTGTCCGTAGCATAGGGTGTACCGTCTTTCTTAGGCAATGTGCCATAACCATGCCCCCACTTGTCTGAGGCGACTATAGAGAGCATCTGGCAGGTCTCTAGAGGCATCTTGACGATGTGCTTGTCAGGTAGAACCTGAGCAGATTGCCAAGGCGATTCATCGGTAACAAAAATGTTCATACTAAAAGTTTACTAAAGCTGATTGCTAGGAGGAACATAAGCATTATAACCACATCCCACGATTTTGTCCGTACAAAATATGGGACTGAAATCATATCTGCAACAAAATGTAATGCAACTCCAAGAGTTGTATTAATGTGAAGAACAACAAAGTAGGCAGTAATCACTAGGATACTACCAGTTATTCTCATCGGGACAATAATATTCATCATAATGTTCTCTCAAGTCGATTCGTTGCTTGGTCTGGGAAGTCTCTAGGACGACTATCAGTAGCATTATCAGTCTTAGGAGAACCTTCGTTCGCCTTCATAGTATGCTGATAATTAGGTCTTGGATATCTGATGCAGAATGGATCTGGCATCCAATAAGTAACCTGCCATTCTTGTTCGGGACACAACTCAAGGTGCTTCTCTACACTATGAGAGAAAATACCAATTTGAATGTACCCATCGTGACTGACACATCTACCATTACCAATGTCAACTAGGAATAGCATCTTACTACTCATAGCAGTTCTTGCTCTGGATTAAGATTCTTGGCAAATTGGGTAGGATCCTTTTCTGACTTATGCACCCAATGATAGCGCATCATCTCGTAAATGGGGTCCCACATGGGGACACAAATAAAATCAGTCACGTTGTCTCCAATCATCAGGTTTGTCTTGCTGAAACCAGTCTTTAATATCATCCGCACCATCGAACCTTGTGCGGTGATTAGAGGGGTCAGGATCGCCCAACCCCATTCTATTCATGAAATCATCTATGGTGCCTTCCTGGATGTCCTGCGCTGCCTGACGGCGAGCTTGTTTCAACCAGTCCCTGGCAGTGGTGTGTCTCTTAGCGAGTTTCTCCACCCAGATCATATCTTCTAATTTAACTTCCTCCTTGTTAGCGATCTTCTTACAGATAAATTCAAGTCGTAGTCTGTATTGAGTAGATAACATGTCAGTCTCTAAAGTCAAGTTTCATTTCTAGTTCTTCTAATCTATGATACTCAGCGTGTGCTTTTTCTTGGCGGTCACATACAACGCCTAAGATATCATTCATGATAGTATCAGTGTCAACGTAGTCGTCAATATACTTATCAATTGCTTCTTTTAAGTATCTGTATCTGTGCCATTCTGGCGAGTATGGTTTGTAAGTCATAAGTCATAGCAAAAAATCATCCATAGTTATTTAGATCCATAAAAAAAGACCCCCTTGAAGGAGGTCTGAATGGACATGTGGGACATCCTGCCCCACAACAACCAGGATCACATAAGGTTGATAACCTGGGTGCGTCTGTAGTACATGTTGGCGTTCGCAGAAAGCGTTTCGCCATCAGGAGTACCGTTGTATGCACCGTTAGTGGTGACGAATGGGTTGCTGACCATGCCGTAGCGGGTCTTGAAACCGATCTTAGGCTGGAAGGTGCTAGGATCGATCGAACGCAACATCTGGAGAGGAACGTAAGGACAGTAGAATAGTCCAGCGTCATAAGGTGAAGTACCTTTGTATCCGATGACGTAGTAGTGCTTGTCGGAAACGTTAGCAGAGTAAGGATCAATGAAGACCTTAATGCGACCGTTGATAGTACCAACTGCAAGGTTACCAGTGTCATCAACCTGACCGATGGAAGGACCACCAGCGCCTGAAAGACCTGAAGAGTAGTCAAGTACGCCTGCCATTGCCAAAGCACTTGCAACGTCTGCAGAACAGATGAGGAAGTTGCCTTTGCCACGACGAGTGTCTTGTGCAATTGCGTTTGCGTCACGCTCGATTTGGAACAGAAGTCCTTTGAACTTCTCAACGGACCAACGACCATTGCTGTCAACGTCTAGGTCAAAGATACCAGCGTTAGCAACGTTGTTCTGAGCACCTTTCTTAGCAACGGTGTAGACGGTACGAACGACTTCACGGTTGATCTCAGCAAGGACTTCGCTAGACAGAATGTTAGCGAGCTCCTGCTCTGCATCAAGACCGTGGATTGCCTTAAGGTCTTGTGCCAGTTCCAAGGTGTATTCTGCTTTGAGTGCTCTGGACTTTGCAGTCACAGAAGTCTTCTCAATGCTGAATGACATCTCACGGAACAGACGATCCGACTCGCCCATACGCTCAAGATCTTCACGAGCCATGCCACGACCTACTTCGTAGGTGCCAGCGGAGGAATCGTTAAGGAGAGCAGGGTTGTTGCCTTCGGAATCGCCACCAACACCAGCGCCAGTTCTAGGGGTATAAGCACCCTTAGTAGCGTCATGTGCTGCAGAGAATCCAGTGTCGGGCTCGTTGAACAGTGCCTCTTCGCCGTTCTGATCTTCGTAGCGTGAACGCATTGCGAAGATAAGTCCGTTAGGACCAGACATAGGCTGAACGCCACATACGTCATATGCCATCAAGTTAGGCATTGCACGACGGACGAGACTGATTAGGATAGGATCGAAACCAGCAAGACCTTGAGTATTAGCTGAAGAAAGTGCAGAACCTGCGGGGTCTACAGTGCCAGCACCGAGAGAGTTTACAGCAACCTCATTGAGGATGCCACGCTCTTCACGGATTGCTCTTTCTTGGTTTTCCAGGAGAACAGCGGTAACTGCCTGTTTGTACTTATCACCGATGGAGGGAGCCTCACCATGATTAAGAACAGGAGCCCACTTTTCCTGGAGTTGTGATGCGTTAAACATTTGTAACTCCGATTAAAAAAAGTAAGATTCTTTATAGATTATTTATGATTTATTACTTCCAGCGAGTAATAGCGTTGAGGTATGCTGCCATTTGTGGTGAGCAATCCTCGCTTTCTACTGGAGTTTCATCAGTTGCTTCTGCTGTAGCAGCTGTCTGAGGGAAATATGACTCACGGAGAGTCTTAACTGCCTCGGTAAATTTCTCTACCGATTCAAAAGTTACGCCCTCAGCAAGAGAAGCAAGTTTTTCTTTTTGAGTGTCTGCAAGACCTTCTGAAATTTGATTCAGAATAATATCTTTGTTTGACTCAGCAAGACGGTTATTTAATTCAACATTTGCTTTGACCTGCTCGTCAAGGCGTTCCTCCATCGTACGAAGATCTTCTGCCAAACCTTCTACAACATCAACCTTTTCATCGGGGATGTTGATGTAGTGCTCGGTGAAGAGATTTTTAAGACCAGCAATGAAATCTTCAGTGATCTCATTACGAATACCACGATCAATGGCAACTTGGTTGGACTCGACCCAAGTATTGATAGCATAGTTAACAGTGCCAGAAACTTCCTCTGCAAGAGCAGACTTAACTTCTTCTACTTTTTCGTTAACACATGCGTCAAATTTTTCTTGTAGTTTTGCTACTTCTTCAGTCAATTTAGACTTAACAGCAGCTTCTAAAATAGTTTTTGCTTTTACTTTGAAGTCTTCAGAAAGTTCTTCGCCTTCGGTAAGAGCAGCAACGTCGCCAGATAAGTCAATCTCTTCATAAGAAGGACTGATAGGATATGAAACGTCTGGACCTTCAGAAGTTCCGTAAGCAATATCGCTACCAAACTTCGGTGTGGAACCAGAAGGCTCGTCTTTTCCAGATCCATTAGGACGCTGTTGTGCATCACCAGTTACCTGAGATACGGGTGCAGCGGCCTTAGCACCAGGATTATCTTCGCCTTCGTCGTTTCCGTCTGGACGAGGACCACCTAAATCGGTGCCTGAAGTCTGTTGGTAAGGAGCAACTGCCTGAGTTGTAACTGTTGGCTGAGGATCTTGAGCACCGCCTCTGGTTTGAGCATCTTTAACTTGACCAGGAGCAGAAGAACCTTGACCGCCAGGAATTACTGCGGCTGTTACGGTTGGCATAGGATCCCCCGCTTCAACAATAATTCCAGCTTCAGTTACAAGCTCCCCAAACTTTTCGTTTAACTTATCTGACATTTGAGTATTCCTCGTAATTTTTCCGTAGTAATATTCTATAGTTTATTTATTAGATTTAGAGACTTGACATAAATGCGGAGAACGCTTTTAGTTTCCTCTCTTCTAGATTTCTGCGGGTGGATTCAGAAATATACTGTTTGTATTCTGAAACTTGGTACTCTTTGAGGAGACCGTTGTCCCAAACCCATTCTTTTCCTTCCATAATTCCTTGAACAAAAGCATCAGGAGCGGAAGGGTCTGCTACAATATCTGCAGCAGTTGCGAGCATGAAGTCGTCACGTACATATTTAACACCGTTTTTTTCATCCAGAGAACCCATGCCTCTAGATGAAACTCCTAGTTTGACACCTTCACCAAGTAAAGATTTTGCAATCTTACCCATGGGGGTATCTAGGATACGTGCCTTGCCCATAAAATTTGTTCCCTCTGCTTTGAGTGAAACAATCTTATGAGACACACGGTCAAGGTTGATAGATGGACCATCAGGATGACCAAGTTCGCCAAGAGCACGACCAGTAGTCACGTAGGATTCATTATATTTTTGAACTTCATTATTTAAAACATCGAATGGATATACTCTTCCGTTTCGGTTTTTAGTTTCCGACTGGAGAAATACACCCTCAATATAAAGATTTTTCTTGCCGTCTTTTTCTTCGACAAGAATCTCTACGTCTTCAATATTTTCCGTAATTAATTTCATTGTTCTTCTGGTTCGTCTGTTGGTTCATCGAAGTATGTGTCAGCGACAACCTTTTTGTAAACATCTAATGCTTCAGCAGCTTTGGCGTTTAGGATGTCTTCAATTTTTTCAAGAGCATCCGCTCGTTTAGAGTCATGGAGGAGGTCCACAATTCCACGGATTTCATCAGTATTGGATGGCATAATGAGTCAGTTTATTTACTATTTATTGGTTTGTGGTTTTGCGGACTGCAATTTTGCCTGACGTTCCGCATCTGCATCAGCAGCTGCAGCATCTAATTCAGGTTGCATTGCATCATTTTGCTTAACCATCATGTCTGCAGTATTGACATCTACAGGGTTTAATGCTAAACCACTATCGATATCTTGCTTCATCTGACGTTCCATTTCTTTATACTCTTTCTCAGTTTGCATGAGAACGTTTTTACGAATAAATTCAGATGAAACATACTTACCGACAAAAGCATCCATCTCTGCTACTACAGAAAGACGCTCTTTCATCATCTCAATTTTTTTGAGTTCATTGAAGTGATTATCGAACAGGAGGTCATATTGAATATGCTCTTCCATGTCCTCCCAATCTTCAGGAGTGATTACTCCTTTAAGAATGAGTTGAGTTTTTAGGACATCTTGGAAGATTTCGCTAAATCTTTTACGGAGTCTTCCAATAAATTTACTGAACTTAAGTTCGTCACGTAGGACTTCGGTGGTCTTACCGAGATTAAATCCTTTGTTATCGTCAGTGAGACGTGAAGGTGGTAAGTTCAGTGAGTTGTATAGTTTCTTTTTGAAATACTCAACATCCTTGAGCTCACCTAGGTTCTGACCACCAGGCAATGTAGTAATTTCAGTACCACGTCCACCTTCTCTACGAGGCAACCAGAAGTCTTCAAGCATACTCATATGCTTTTTATCGTCACGAATCTCACCAGTGTTTGCATCGTAAACCATCTTGTTACGATAACGTGCCATGACATCACGGAGATATTGTTCCGCTTTAACTTTAGGTAGATTGCCTACATCGATGTAGAAAATTCTACGCTCGGGTGCTCTTGATAGTCTGTAGATAACAAGAGAGTCTTCAATCATTCGTAGTTGATTGAGAGACTTAATTGCTTTATGTAAAAAACTTAGGGTAATTTTTTTATTAAGATCTTGTAATCCAGAATGGCATGTAGCAATAGAATCTGCTGCAATTTTAATTCCATTAGAACTACTATAATCTGAAGCAGAGTTAGCGGTCATACTACCACCAAAACCTTTGGGGTTGTAGACATAGTAATCAATGTAATCACCCCAGTCATACTGGAGTGCCGTTCCTCTTTCTTCTTGTTGTTTGTTCTTATCTTTTATCTGTTGCCTAACTTTACGAATTTTTAAAGAATCGATATACCTTAATTCTAAAATACCTTTCCTTGGGTTTTCGAGATCGATAACTTTATGGTAGAAAATTCTACCGTCCACATACCAATTACGAATAATTTCATGCGCTTTTTTATCAAAACGCATCATTTTTTTAATGGTTTCAAACTCTTCTCTAATCTTATTTTTGATTCCAGCACCAACATTTAGATTAGTAAGTTCAATTTCAACAGGACTATCGTCAGCATCACTGACTACAAATTCGTTGACGATTTCGTCAACAGCAGAGTCACACTCGGGGTGAAGAGACATGTCTCTGTAACGTTTGATTAAATCAAACTCATTTTTATGCACACCCTCAACATCAACATAGGTGCCAAAATAACCGCCAGCGGCTATAGTGGCACCATCGTCTTGGTTGGGAGGAACAGGAGATTGACCCTTGTTCGACCCATCCTTATTAATTAAGAACCCAAAAAGTTGACTCATAATGAGAAGGTAAATAGTCTGTTAATGTACTATTTATCAACTCACGTCTTGGTTGATTTGGGGAGCGGAGCGAACTCCGTTTTGATCTTCGGTAGTCCAATAAGAATATTGGAACTCAACCGAGAACTCTTCTACTTGATCATTGCTGTCGTAAGCAAGATCAATCTGGGAAACATTGGTTGGGAATGCATACCAGAGTTTGTATGTTCTTACGTAAGCGGAGCTTGTAGGTTCTGCACCTTTTTCTAGTTGATGAACTAGAAGATCTGCAGTATAACCGTTGCTGTTGTCGGGAGTAAGAAGGTCTGCTGTGTTACCAGCGTTGCCATTGATGTACTCCATCCACTGCTCCATAAGGGAGCGAGTCTTCATGTCTCTATCGACAATGAATGTTGGGCTCCAGGTATCGAAGGTTCTGTCTCCTGCGATTTTAACTGTTCTTCCACGGAAAGGAACTTCAATAACACCGATATTGGAAGCAGGAAGAGCAGCAGACTTGCAGAGCAAGTTCATGGTCTCCTGATCGCCAGCGGCGAGAGAAAGTTGCTGTGGGAAGAATAGTTCCACTTGGAACATATTGGGCTTTACGCCCTGTCCAACCTTTTCAATAAAGTTGGAAATTTTACTAGTTAGTGCCATTTACTTTATCCTCTTGTTGTGTTTATTCTATAAAGAAATTATCGTCCGACAACTTCGCTGAATGAAACACCAGTCTTAGTTGCGGTAAACGTAATAGTGATGAAGTTAATGGAGCGTGTTGGTTTGATATAAAGTTCAGCAACAAACTCATTTCTATCAATAACGTCAGGGGTGTTATTTGTCTCGTCACACACAACTAGGAAGTCGGTGACGCCTCTACGTGCCTGTACTTCGGTAAGGTATGAAGTCATTGCGGAAGCAAAACCAGATCTTGTGATCTCGTCATTGATTTCAAAGAGTACCTGTTGACCGAGGCCCTTTGCTCTTTTCTGAACATTCAGGAAGAGACGGCGAACGTTGATTCTGTCAAAAGCAGAAGGTGATGCGAGAGCAGTTTTGTCACCGAATAAAGTGATTCCTTGACCAGGGAATGCAACAATTGGGTTGATTCTGTTCTGGTATAGTTCGTCTCTGTCTGCCTTGTTTGGGTTGTATGCAAGTTTAACTGCATTACGAAGAGATCCTCTGTTGACACCAGCAGGGGAAATCCAGTCGTCTACGGTAGCGGAAGTATTAACGCAAAGACCAGCAATGTCACCATTGCAAGGAATCCAACGATACTTGTCACCGAAACGATCATAAGCATATTTGATACCACTATCAAATACAGCAAATGAAGTGGAAGATAATGTACTGAAGAAATCTACAGTGTTGTCTCTCTGTGTCGCAGCACTTAGAGCACCACTAGATCCGATCTGATTGCCGACATGTGGAGAAACGAATGCAATGCAATCCCTTCTTGCTGCAGCAATAGCAATAATTTTGTTTGCTTTAACTTTGGTGTCTGCTTCTGTTCCCATGGATCCACCCATGAGAATGAAATCGACGGTAGCTTCTTCGGTATCACCGAATAGATCAAATGCGTCTGAAATTTCTCCAGTAGTGTAACCATAGTCATCAACGCCACCAGTAAGGTCATCAGTATGAAGACCAACAATGTCGAACATTGCTCCAGTTTGTGATGAATCATCACCCAAATTTGTGGTGAATGTAACATCTACAGGAGGATGATTACCATTGAATACGTAACGAGACTCTTCGTTAATTACATCCTTGTAGTAAGACTTGGAACCTTCTGAACCAGTACCATCAGACAATTTGGAAAGATATGTAAGTCTTTCAACGATAGTGTTTGGAGTACCGCTAACAGCACCAGTCTTATCAATAAGTGCTACGTGTACTTCGTCCCAAGAAAATCCTTTAGCAGAAGCAAATTCTGAAGTGCCAGGACGGGGACCAATTGCAGAAAGTTTAAGACCAGTAGTACCAATCTCTGTATTGAGATACCAATTGCTTACGCTGGTAACGTTTAAATCTGCGGATGCTGCACCAGCACCAACGATAACATCTGCAGCGGCAATTAAACCATCTCCAGGTGCATCTAAGATGACCGATACGCTTTGTGAACTTGCTTCAAGAACCTTACCTGCTTTACCACCAATAGTGATAGCATCTCCAGGTGCAGGAGTTGCTGCGAATGCTGCGTCCAGGTTAACAATCTGATCAGCGCCTCTGTCTACGACAACGACGGTTAGACCGTTACCCCAGGTTCCAGCGGATCTAGCAATGAATGCTTCAGAACCACCTGCTCCTGCTACAAAGTCGCTTGCCGACTTAACTAGTACGCCTTGCGTAGAACCTGCATTCTTAACACCACTTTCTGTACGAACAACTGCAAGTCTTCCGCCATAAGCGAGAAACTCGTTTGCTACGTGCCAATCAGCGGCATTACCTTCAGCAGGACTACCAAAAATGTTTAAAAAATCCTTCTGGGAATTAATATTAACAATCTCTCCAACGGGGCCCTTAGCAAACGAACCTGCTACAGCAGCAGTGATTGCAAGGGATCCAGTGACAACTACATTACTTAGATCACGCTCTTTCAGAACAATCCCAGGCGAGACTTGACTTGCCATGTTTTTCTCCTCTAGATAACCATGTGTAATCTAGAATTATTTATTATTTTAGACTGCTTGAGTGGGGAAACTGAGCGTGAACACACTACCAGTCAGGATAAATTTCTGGTCCGAACCTAGGAACAGGATTATATGGTATATCTGGTTTGTTCTTTCTAGATTCTATAACTCTTTTAATCGTACACTCTTTACACTCGTATGAATATGCTGACGATGCAGATCCTCTATCTTTTCTAGTCAAGTAGAAGTCATCCATAAGACTTTTAGTTTTTTTACAAGTCCTACACTCCCTTTCCTGGAAGATAAGTTCTTCTAGAGAAAAAAGATCGTCTGCATCCATTATCGGTAGTCCCACATATATCCAACATTTTCTTGGGTATCTCCATACCACACAGTACCATCAGTAACAAATCCCTCATCACCTTCTAAACCTGATGTGATAAATCCAAACGGTGCCATGTCCTGTTCAATCTGATTTTTTTGATCTTCGTAAATTCTTTTTCTGATATCATTGTCTGTTAGTTCTTTGAAGTAATCCTGCTGAACTAACCATGCAAAGATAACCATACACATCACAAGGTCATCATGGAATCCTTCGTCTGCTTCAAACGATTGTTTCTTCTGGATGAATGTAGTCAGTTCATTGATAATGTCATAGTCATTAAAGATAAGTTTGTCATCTTCAATAATCTGTTTGAGGTTAGCACAACCAACCTTCTTTACTGTAACACTCATCTTGACACCTAGTTGTGTCTTGTTACCAGAGAATCCCTGTCCAACAATTTGACCAGCACGTCCTCTCATAGCACACATAAGAACGTTAGGATATTCTAGATCGTAGTTTAGAATAGATGCTACTTGATCTCCAACGTCATTGACTTCGCAGAGAACCCATGCATTGTTATATGCACGGGATACGTCATTGATAACGTTAGGGAACAGCATCGGTTTAATTTCGTTGTTCCTATATTTTCCTACTATTTTGTAGGGAACTGTAGTAATATCGTATACAATAAAAGCAGAATAGTCTCCACCAATACCCCGACTAACATCAACAGTAATAAGATATTCAGACTTGTCATTTGGTTTTTCATAAATGTCGAGTCCTTTACTTTGAGAAATGGGATCTGCAAACGCCAGTGATCTTAGTTTGGGAGCAGAAATTAATGTATCAACAGATCCTAGAAATTCACACTCAAATTCTTGAGTAAACTGCCTTTGAGATGTGTTCTTAATTGTTTGTTCTTTCCAGTCGTCATCTCTACCAGGGACCTGTGACCAGTGTACTTCATGCCAAGTGTATCCATTCCTACCATTAACAGCATCTGTCCACATCTTATAGAAGTGGTTCATACCCTGTGGGGTAGAGATGATAATTACTTTCGTTGATTTACCAGAAGTAATAGTAGGATAAACAGAGGCAAAGAAGGACTCTGCAATATGGTTTGGAACGAATGCAAACTCATCGAGGAAGATGATGTTAAACGACATACCTCGGACAGCAGACGCAGATGTAGAAGCTGCCAATATTTTACTGCCATTTTCTAACTCGATGTTTCCTTTGTTCCATACTACCACACCTTGCTGGATCCATTTAGGTAGGTTTTCATATGCTGTAGCTAATCTTGCCAAAAGGTCTCTGGCGGTGGATGCTTTGTTTGCTAGAATACCAATGTTAACGTTGTCATTAAACAGAATATAATGCAGCAAATAAGAAACCACTGTAGTAGACTTGCCAGTCTGCCTAGGTAGTTTAGCAATGTTAAATCGGTTTTTATGAAATTTTTTAATAAGTTCTTCTTGAAAGTCCCACATCTTAAATGGGACTAGACCTTCATCAAGAGAAACAATTTGTACATAATTTTTTGTAAAGTATACTGGATCTTTAGCACACTTAACATACTCTGTCACCTGTTCTTCGGTGAAGTCAATATTTACATTAGATTTTTTTAGTAACGGATTACCAAGATAAATGTCGTCAGATGCACCCATTACGAAACAAATATAGTATAATTATTTATCCCACCACTTACCTTCTTTTTGTTCAGAAAACTTATCAAGATCTTTTAAACGTTTTTCCCAAGTGTCTCCAGTATCATCACCTCTCATAGAATTGAGGCATTGATCGTTTCCTAGTTTATTACAGACAAGACTGGCAAGATCTTTTTCATTTCCTTTTGCACCAGTAGCCCACATATGATTTCCATTAATCCAGATAGCTCCGCACTTTGGACATTCGGATCTAGACAAAGATAGATCAGAAAATAAACGTTCTGACATAGTGCTACTCCATAGTAGTATAATATTTATTATAGCACGTTATATTATATAACCTGTAAATTAACTATTGTTTAATTTTTTGTCTTTAAATTTGTGCTTTCCCTCATAAACGGCAGTCCAAGGAGCATATAATGGGAGAGGATAATTTTTATTTCCTTCGGATATTTTTTTATACCACTCAGTATCATGCTTTGACATATCAACAATTCCAAGCTCTTAGTGATTTAGATAGACGATCTTCGCCAGTATTATTAGATTTCTTTTGTCTCTTTCTCATACCCTTCATTCTAGCGCAGAACGATGCCCTACGGGGGTTTCCAACTTTTTTGCTTGGTGCTTTAAGGTCAGATCCTGGATTTTCCTTTTCGTAAGACTTTCGTCCTTTTTCGTTGAGTCCTCCAGACTTTTTCTTTCCTGACTTTTTGGTCCAGGCTGCTGCTTCGGTGATGTCAATACGTAGTTGTTTAAAAGACTTCATATTTATT